TGATCTCGACGAGCTCGTGGAGGACGGTCATCGCTTCCTGCTGACCATCGAGACTCGGGTGGAGACGGATCAGCGGGTGCGGATGGATCTGGGCATCGCCGAAGCCCAGGTCTCCAACATCATCGCTGCGAAGGATCGGGATGACATTCGCACCGAGGTTGATCTCCGACGGCAGATGGGTCATCGATTGCTCCGTTTGGGTAGGTCAGGTGGTTTTGGATCGGCCAAGGGGGGGAAGGGGGAGAGAGAGGGGGAGGGGTTCTTTCCCCCTCCCCCTCTCTATCCCCCCTATAGTCCCCCCTTCCTCCCCCTCCCCCGTACTCAAGGTCCGGATAAAAGGCGAAGTGACTTCGCATTTTATTCGGACGTTGTCATCGTCTGGTGAACCATCGAGTGCCCTTGGGAGCATGCTCCTCGTAAGCGCGTTTGAGCTGCTCCTCGATGGCCCTCTGGCGTGACCGTTCGGCGGCTCGTTCGGGGTCTTGGGCCATGTCTGGTTTCCACGACCAGCAGGCCATCGCGAGCGCCTCAACGCGGTCGTCGTGGTCCAGGCACCCCCGCTGCCGCGTGATGCGCGTGATCTGGTGCTGTAGAACCTCGTCCTTTGCGACCTCGGGGTGCATCACCAGCCGGTGTTGGTTCAGGAGGGGCTCAAGCACCTCGATGATCCGCACCTCCTTCTGCCCGCTGACCCTGACGGTATCCACGCTGCAAACCCAGCCGTGTGGGTCGGTTGCATCCTCGCCAGCCTCGACGAACGCACGGGCCAGATACGGCTCCAGCAGCTGGGCCATCATGCCCTGGCCGAAGTTGTCCTCGACGAACATGTCCGTCACCCGGTGTTCCTTTGCCAGGCTGACCAGTTCCTCGAGAGTGCCGGGGCTGTAGCCACCTGGAAGACCTCCAACGGCCTTGACCCAAAGATACCCGTTCATGTGGCTAACTATCGCGAAACCGGTCTCATCTTCGCCCTTACCACTGGGATCCACCCACATTCTCGTACCCGTGTACGGTGCCCATTCCTTGTCGAACATGATGGGTGCCTGGTAGCCGTCCACGCCGAATCCGAGGCTTGGGATGGCCTCGATGCGTGTGCTCTGTCCGACGCTGTTGGTGGCGCCCCAGGCGATGGTCATGGGCGCCTTGTCGCGGTCCATCGCAAAGACGATGAAGTCGGCTAGCCGCAGTGGCGTTCGGTTCTCGTCGCCCACTCGCCACTGGAGCAGGTACTGCATCCGGTACTTCGAGCGGCCCTCGGCAGCCTCTCGAGCTGCAAGCTCCTCGCGGCCGAAACGGTCGGGCCAGCAGAGGTCGCCGGCTTCCATGTCGGCGAACATCGGACCAAGTGGGCAGCCGCATCCCTCATCGCCTGGATGGCTTACGGGCCACGCCAGGAATCGGTAGCCGCCACGGATCAGGTGCTCGTAGAGGGTCTCCTCATGGTGGGGCGTTCCGAGGTAGACCACGTCACCGCCGGGGATAAGGATGTTCTCGAACTCGGCGACCTGGTCCTTCAGCCGCTTTCGCATGTCCAGTGTGAGGGTGTTCTCGCTGGTCTCAACGTCGTCGGCAACGATGCAGGTGGACCGTGAGCCCGTGATCTGTCCCGTGATGCCGTAGGCACAGAACGAAGGCGTGCGGTCAGGCTCCGTGCCGTTGACGTCGAACATCAGGGCCGAGTCGCGTTGGCCGGCCTTTCGGTCTGGGACAAGGTGCTGGAGGAACCGAGCCTGCCCAATCCACTTGCGGGCAAGGTAGAGAGACTCCTTCGCGGCACGCTCGGACTTGGAGACGTAGGTGATGCGTTCGTGCTTGGCGTTGGTGAACAGCCGCCAGCAGCAGTAGGCAATCGTGACCCATGTCTTCGAGGCGCCACGCCACGCAAGGATCCCTCGCCGGTTGTGTCCGTGCTGCAGGTACTCGGCGATCTCGCGGTGGTGCTTTGGAATCGACTTGAGGCCGATCTCATGCCAGAGTTCCGACAGGAAGAACGGAAACTCATTCGCGAGTCGCTCGACGTACTCCCGCGTTCGCTGGTCAAGACCTCCGTGAGCGGGCACCAGAGCACTTCCACTTCGCACGCGAGAGCCTGAGCGGACTGTTTGGGTCGCGAGCCGCCTTGGGGAAGTCACGCATCTGGCCGAGGCTTCGAGCGCAATAGGCATCGCCCTTGGCGGTGCCAGGGCGGATGCGGTCGCCGCCGCCCTTGGCCTGTCCAGCCTGCCCGTAGCTGACCTTGCGGGTCCGTCCGGAAGGGCCACGCACGACCTTGACGAATCGCTTGCCACGTGCTGGCGTCACTTCCAACCCCGCTTCATCTGACCATACGCCTTGGCGCTGACAGTGCTCTTTGCCTTCGACCTGCTGGTGCCGGCCTTCTTGCGTCGGTTGATGTTGCCGACGAGCGAGTTCTTCTGCTTCATCGCGCACCCTTCTTCCTGTTCGTAGTCCTGCTCACCACACGGAGATTGCTCCGAGCGTTCGAGCCCCCCTTTGACAGCGGCACCTTGTGATCGACCTCACGCGGGTCGCCAGTCTTGAGGCCCATCTTGCGGCGGGCCTTGTGCCGCTCGCTCTGCCGTCGCAGCTGCTCCGGCGTCCCCTGATACTCCCGATACTCCTTCGCGTAGTCACGCTTCTTCGCCATGTGTCTCTCCTACTGCTGATCCATCTGGACCAGGCGGGCGTCCCACTGTCTCCCGCGATTGCGATGGGACGGGTCACGGACGAGGTCGATCACGACCACCGCCGCACCCCACTGAGATGTGTCTCGTCGGCTCATCCACTTAGGTTGAAGGGGACCGCACGTGCCAGCGTTCATGTACCAGTACGGCAGAGGAATCGAACGTGAGCGCCTGCACTGCGTCAATGGCATAGGACGATGCGTGTGGCCGCGAACGAAAAGTCTGTGCGCTGCACCGCCTGTCATGTTGAAGAACTGGAGCGCCTCGAGCTCGTCGCTGCCCTGCCCCGCGTCAAACCCGTGCGTCAAGACGACCGGGCCGATTTCGAGGCATCCGGCCTTGTCCTTGCGGTACGGTGTCCAGTGCCAGTGCTTGGCCTCGTCGGCGAACGGTTCCGTCCGCATGAAGTCGGTCACGTCACGCAACGCCTTCGGGATGCGGCGCGGATCCTGCGATTTCAGGTTGTCGTCATGGTTGCCCATGCAGACGTGGTAGTGCGTCTTCTTACCTAGCACGTCTCGGAGCGAACGCATGAACGCCGATGCGTGTCGGTACTCGTCAAGCAGCGTGTGGTCGTGCTCGTCAGGGTGGACACTTGCGGCAGATGCCTCGAAGATGTCGCCGAGGTGGACGAAGTTTGAGATGTCGCCAAGGTCGGCCAGCGTGTTCAGAAGCCAATGATGCGTAGCCTGTGGAGTGAACGGCGAATGCGTGCAGCTGATCGCTGCGATGCGTCTCGCCATGAGGTTCTCCTGGTCAGGCTGCTTCTTCGTCGCCGGCGAGGTCGCTGGGGCGGAACTTCATGCCGCGCTTGCTCATCTCCTGGACGAGATCGTTGAGTGGACTGTCTGCCGTCTGGACGCTGGTCACGCCGTTGTCCTTGAGCAGGCCGCGAATCGCGTTGAAATCCGCTGCTGTAGCCATGATGCGCCGCGGGTTTCCATCAGGCCCAATGACTTCACGGCCGTCCCTTAGCACCTCGAGCATGCGCTGTGCGAGCAGGCGTTGCAGGTCAGCGTTGATGTCCATTACTTGGTCCTGAAGGTTGGGCGTTGTGCAGGTCGGAATGCGTCCGATGGCGTGATGAACGGCACGTATGTCTCGCTATCGGTCAGAGGTTGCGTCACGCCAGAACGGTGCAGTATGCGAGCCCAGATCAAGTTCTGGAACGGGAGGCTTTGCTGAAGCAGGTAGCGAGACCGCTCTGGATTGTCGTCCCGCGTGTAAATGGCATCGCCCAGTCGTGCGAGGGTTTGTGGCCCGGCGCCAACCATCGAGAATGCACGCTCGGCCATGCTCATCTCGCGATCTGATGCCTGCCTGGCGATGGATCCGAACGTGCCACCCGGATATCGGATACCGAGCGCACGCGAAGGCCCGATGTTGAAGTTGTCCATGTACCCGAGCGCCCGCGTGAGGCTGCCCATCATGGCGTTCTGCTGCACGGCACCGAACACTTCCTCATGCGGGTTCTCGGAGAGGTTGCGGAGGCTGTCCGTAAAGCTGCGTCGATTGGCAAGGTCGAGCGATGTGCTCCGGCCAAGCCAACCCATGAGGAACTGGTAGGCGACGAGTCCACCAAGTGCGAGCCCTCCCATCTGGGCCATCGGTCGAAGTCGCTGCGTGTTGTAGGCCGTGATGAATGCCGAGAACTGATTGACCAATCGCATGAGCGGCGCGGTGTCTTCCCAAAGAGGTCGGTCGCCGACGCCGGGCGTGATGTTCCAGTAGCGCCGGGCCTCGTTTGGCAAGTTGTCCGAAAGGACACGGCGCAGCTCCGAAGCGTTGGGATCCCACCTGTCCCACAGTGGATTGATTGGCCGGCGATTGTTCAGGAAGTCGGCGAACGATCCGGCACCGATGGCCGAGCCGTCGGAGTACACACCGAACTTGTGGGTCTGCTCAAGGAACTGCCGTGCATTCGTGCCATTGATGCCCATTCGGTTGAGGCGTCCGAGCTGGGCGGGCGTCATCGTCTCGCCGCGAACCAGACGCTTGGCACCAAGCATCATTTCGTGCATGGCGATCAGCGATCCCCAACGGGCGTTGAAGTCGTTCACGAAGTTGAGGCCGATGAGGTCGCCTGTCTTTGCAGCAGCTCCCTCCATGCCGCGGTCGATGGAGCCGGTGATCGACCGTGTCAACGGCGATGTTCCTGCGGCACGCTGCTCAAGCACGAACTCGGTGTCCTCGCGAAGCAGTCGCGTGACCTGCGAGCCCATGTTGAGCATCTCAAGCATCTCGCGGCTTGCCTTGCCGCCAGGCACCCAATCGAACGGAAGCAGTGCGTTGACAAGGAACTGGAACCCGCGTGGATTCAGCGTGCTCCAGTACATCTTTGTCGTCATGTCCAGCAGGTTGCTGTATCCCATCATGCCGCCGTTGACCAGAACGCTCCATCGGCTCAGTTGGCGCGAGGTCCACATGGTCCATTCGCTTGGTGCGGCCTGCTTGTCGAACAGGATCTGGCCGATGAGGCGCTTGGTCACGGCCTCACTGTCCAGGATCCATGAGTTCACGTCGGCAACAAATGCAGAGGCATCCTTTGCAAGTTCGGGCGTGTTGGCGGCAACCTCTTGCGAGAATCGCTCAACGTCGTTTCGGAGCTGGCCGAGGAACTGGATCAGGTCGCCGGCAGTCTTGACTGGGCGAATTGCGCCGGTCTCCTGGTCCTTGATGAGGATTCTGCCCATCACGTCCGGATGCGCCTTGATGGCACGGGCAATTCCGATCTGACCATGCACCTGGGCCCGGTATCGACGCAGCAGCGTGATGGGATCTTTCACGATGAACTCTCGCAGCGCAGGGCCGACGCTGACGAATGTTCGCTCGCGGGTGACACTGACGTTGCTTGCCTGAGCAACCTGATCGAACATCGTTGCGCCCTTGTACGGGTCGGTCAACTTCAAGATCAGGTCGTCCGCACCCTTCTGGTATATGCGCTCAAGCGAATCGGTGATAGCGACCTGTGCCTCGGCACCAAATGAAGCCAAGTCCGGAATCACAAACGTGCCTGCGGATGGATCCTCCAGCAACTTGCGTATTGCGTTGCCGTTCTTGAAGTCGAGCGTTGGATCGCCGTAATGGGCTCGTAGGGCGGCCGTGATCTGCTCGCGGATGACGGGGTTGTTTCGGGCCTTGTCGAACGCCGCTGCCACGGCATCGAAGCGCAGGTTTCCGCGGTCCTGCATCCGGAACTGGGCGATCAGGGCAGCGCGTGCGCCGTCGCGGTTCTTCGCGATCAGCGTGTCGTCGAGCACCAGGCTGATGTAGTGCGATTTCTTCAGCGATGGATCGTTGCGGAGCAGTCCAGCATCGACGAGTTCGTCGTACATCTGGTCGAAGTACTTCTCGAGTCGATCAGCGATCTCGACCGCAACGGCGGATCGTGGCCCTGGCATGACAGAGCTCGAAAGCCCTTCATCTGCCATGCGGCGATCCATGATGACGTCAATGGCTTCGCGCATCACGGCACGGCCCTGTGAACTGGTACCGCGGATCCAACTGTGCATCTTGCTGCGCCGGAGGATCTCTTGCACGTCGTTCAGCGTGGTTCGGAGAACGCCATCAAGGCCGTCTCGGATGGCCTCGGCGCTGCTTCGGCTGGCTGCCGTGCCAGCGAGCTCGGCGGCGGTTAGTTCCGTGTTGCTCGCCACCAGCAGTCGGTTCAGGTCAGAGAACCAGTTGGGCAGGACGCGGGCGCGAGCATTTGGTGTGCTGCCCGTCGGCAGTGCATCTCCGAGGTCAGCCAGCAGCTTGACGAGTCGCTGGCCGGCGCCCTTTGTCTGGGGAACAGCGGTCAGCAGCGTGGTCAGGACGCGCTCCATGCGGTTCAGAGAGTCGAACATCTCCTGTGCTGGATGGGCGACCTCAACGAGACGCACGGCGTCCGGTCGCATCGCGGGTGGTGGTCCGGCTCCGGTTGAATGCAGCATTTCGTCTTGGAGAAGCTGCTTGCGGTGTGCTCGGTACAGTTTCCGAAGCTCCTTCAGGAGCGGCTCGAGGGCATCGCGGCCACCGTCGGCCCGCAGCGGGGCAATGGAAACGCCTTCGTGGAAGGTGCCATTCCTGGCATCATCCAGCAGGTTCTGCACGATCCGAACTCCATTGGCCTGCTCGTCCTTCCACTTGACCTTGCCAGCGATCTTCGCCGCCGCATCGCCGCCCTCGCCGATGGCAACGCCTCGAGCGGACAGGATCTTCTGATCTGGCAGGTTCCGGAGCATCAGATTGAGACGCTTAGGAGCGGTCCAGCTGCGTGCCCAAGACGCGGCGGATCCACGCAGTCCCTTCGTCGGCGTGCCTCCAAGGGCTAGCACGGTTCGGGCCGTGAGTTCCTTAGCGGCGTACACACCTGCGGGCATGGCAAATCCAAGGCCGGCACCGAG